TTTCGTACGCATGGCACAGGTCAGATTGTTTTACAAGAATAATCATACTAATCAATAACATAATTATACCATTGCGTATAATCAATAATCTGTTAAATATCAATAAGATAGGATAATAAACACAATGACACAAGCTCATTATAAATGCAAGAAGTGTGGTGCTTTGTTCTCCTTTCATCTTGATTATTGTGTGCATTTTTACAAATGCAAAGGATTTTAAAAAATGATTCAGATGCTNGTNTGGTACTTCTTCATTATTGGTNTACTGCTCCACATNGCNGCGCCTGTNGTCATTTTTAAAATGAGAAAAGCAAAATGATTTGTATGTTCTATTCAGAGGATCANACAAGTTGTATTGCTTATCTCTCCAGTGAAGCTNTNGGCGCTCTNATGATCATGTTTATTGTTCTTTTGGGTGTTTATGGCGTTTTTAAAATCATACTCCGTTTAATGGGGTTTAATTAATTATATAGGGGGTCTTATGGACTTATCTAATATGCAAGAAATGGAAAAGGCACTTTCTCAAGGTGTAAAACAAAAATATGGCACTGGTAAGAATGGTTTTAAAGCATTCTTAAAAGATGCTCGTACTTATGGCTTAGGCGCTACCTTAGGCGGTGTTATGGTTGCTTCAAATGCCAATGCTGCTATTGATGTTTCTGCTGTCGTTGGCGACTTAACAACTGACGGCACAGCCGCTATCACTGCAGTTGGTACTGCTTTGCTTGCTCTTGCGGGTATTGCGGTTATCTTCAAATGGGTTAAAGCTGCGTTTTTCAGCTAATTTAAATTTCGGGTGGGCTTCGGCTCGCCCTTTTTTTTAATTAAATATTTAAGGGATTTTTGGGGGCTATTATGAAATTTTTTAAATATTTGATTTTTTTATTTTTCTCACTTTTCTTTACTTATTCAAATGCTGCTACCGTCACTAAATATTACGCAGCAGAATATGAATCAAACAAAGAATCTCACTTACACGCTACTAAAGAAGAAGCTTGTCTATCATCATCTACAGCACAGCACTATCCTATTTTACTTAATATCATTGAAAATAGTTGTACCTTATATAATTCTAAATCCGACAGTACAGCCATTGTTCATATCCGATCTATGCAAGCTCCTGAAGTTATTTGTTTACCGTATGGCTATCCTGCACATTTTGTTGGTCTAACCGACGGTGGTATTGCTGTTAAGCGTTGTGTAAAGCAAGTTGATGGCTCTTTTTGTTCTTATAGTGATCATGGCAAAAAGCCTTTTCTTGTTACTATTCCAGGTACTGACTCCCCAGGTCGAAATTTATATAGTGACGGCCCAGATCCTGTTTCCTCTTGTTATGAAAGTGATAACGGAGCGTGTAATCCTAAAGACCCTTATGGTGGCTGTTTTAAGCCTGCTGATGATGGTTGTACTCGCCAATTTGATGGTTCTATTGTTTGTCCTGATGAAGCTGAGCCAGATATACAAGAGGGCTGTAAAAATAACGCTGATTATTGTACTCGTCCCCCTCAAGGCTGCGGTGAGGGTTATGTTTCAGGAACCTTTAACGGTGAACGAATCTGCGTAAAATCAAAACCCTCAAATGGTTCAGGTGATGGTTCAGGATCAGGTGATGGTTCGGGATCAGGTGATGGTTCGGGATCAGGTGATGGTTCAGGATCAGGTGATGGTTCGGGATCAGGTGATGGTACAGGATCAGGTGATGGTTCGGGATCAGGTGATGGTTCAGGCGGTGGTTCTCCCCCTGATCTTCCAGTGACTAACGATTTATCAGGCGTTATTAACTCAATTAAAAATGTTGCTTCTAAAATTGATCATTATTCAAAAGAAACTATTGAATCTATAGATACAATGTCTAAAAAAATCACTGGTAAGTTGGATACTTCTAACGGTCATTTAGACCAAATTGAATCCAACACACTATCTACTAAAAATAATACTGCTCAAACCAACAATTTACTTCAACAATTATTAGATAAAATTGGTAATGGTTCTGGTTCAGGTGATGGTACAGGATCAGGTGATGGTTCAGGATCAGGTGATGGTTCAGGATCAGGTGATGGTGTAGATTTATCTGAAACAAATGGTCTTTTAGGTGAAATACGTGACGGTATTAATGACATTAAGGAAGTCTTTAGCGGTGATGGTAAAGATGAATTAGATCAAATTGGGCAACCGTCTAATGACCCTCGTTTTTCTAATGCTGAAAGTAATGCACAAAGTTCCCTCAATAGTTTGGCTAACAAATTAACATTTGGTTCATCTGCTTGCCTTTCGGATTTTCAGATTCAACTACCAATTTTTGGCTCTGTAAATATTGCTTTGTCCCAGTGGTGCAGCTTACTTGCTCTTATAAAAATTCTGTTTCAATTAGTTGTGCTTCTTACTTGTTTAAGAATGCTAGACGCTACAGTGAGAACAATCTAATGCCTATCGCTCTCGTTGCTATCTTTTATTCAATTCTCTCTGTTGTAGCAAAGTTGGTTACTGGTGCAGCTACCGCTGGGCTAGTTTATTATTTTCTGATTAATACAGTGCAACCAATACTTGACCGTTTAACATCAGATATAACAAATAAAGTTTCTGAATTTTCAACAATTGGCGGCACTTCTTTACAAGTTATTCAGTATTTGGACTTTCCGCACGCTATTTCTATTTTACTCGCCACTTCTTCCGCATGTTTCAGCATAAAAATCATGTCTATTGCAGTTCGTGCTTTTGGTATTAATACAGGATCATAAAAAATGGCTATTGAACTAATCACTGGCAAGCCCGGTTCTTTTAAGTCTGCTTATCTTATGTCTGTTGCTTTAGATGAAATGGAAGCGGGCAGGCTTGTTTATTTTTGTAATTTTCGAGGATTAAAAGCCGAACAATACGGCTTAAACATTCTTGAACATTTTAATGAATGGGCATCTGTTCCAGACGGTACTTTGATTATTATTGATGAGGTTCAGGAATTTACACGGGACGTACCTACTAACGCCAAAACCGAAGAATTACCCGAATGGATGACTTTGCTTGAAAAGCATAGGCATCGGGGCATAGATATAAAAATCGTCACTCAACATCCTATGTTTATTCACACACACATTAGACGGCTGCTTGAAAAACACATTCACATGCAACGAGTTCAGGGCATGCCGTTCTCTAATCGCAGGGAATGGCAGCAAGTTTGCTCTGATCCTGAAAACTTAGACAATGCAACAATTAAAAAGGGCTGCACGACTACTATCTATCGCCCTAACAAAAAAGTTTTTAATTATTACGAATCAACCGTTGTTGATACTCATAAATTTAAAGTACCTCGAAAACTTATTACTTCTCTAGGTCTAGTCGGTGGCGCTTTGGCTTTTGTTTTTTGGCTCGGTGCGCCTGTCTTTAGTAAGTATATTAACCCTACTGGAGATAAAGAAGTGGTACAGCAAATTGCAGATAATCCTAATTCACCTAATCCCAATTTTTCAGCAGAAAATCAGCTTTTAGTTAATATCTCAAAATGTATTGATCAATTAAATCTTACAGAAGAACAATGCAAAGAAATGTATGATCCCGACACTTTGCAAGCAAGACACGATCAATTAGAGCAAACAACTAGAAATCACATGGATAATGTTGTTTTTGACTATTCACCATCTGATCCATTTAAACCAATCAATGTCCAATATGAAGTTACGGCTAAACCAATCTTTTCAGGTTGCACCAAGTTCAACGGCAAATATTATGCCTACACGCAACAAGGCACAAAATTAGATGTAGATCCGTCAGTATGTCAGCGTGTTATAGATGACGGTGACAGACCTTTTAACTATTTCAAACAAGAACAACAAGCACAAGCGCAAGCGCCACAGCAACAAAATTTTCAATCCCAACAACTCTCCAGTGAAGAATTAGCAAAATATCAGCAGGCAAAGGAATTAGGACTAATTTAGCAGAGGGGGCGGAGTTGCCCCCGAACTGACGCAATAAAAACTCTTAACTTTCTTCTCTCTGATTACAAGCTCCCCTATGACAAATCACGGTAAGTATCGGGCTATGCCCGCCGAAAATATTTATATTTTTATGAGAGATGATTTACATCGTTGGGTTCAGTGTCAGTATTGTGGGCGTACTCTTCAGTTTTCGCAGCTTATGAGCCACTGGAGAAAGTTTCATAATTATGATCGTGGCTTAATTATTGATTATGACTGATTGCGTATAATCAATAGATTATGTTACTTGCCGTTGTCATTGACTAGAAAGCCGATTTTCATTTGAAAATTGTCTTTCTAGTCAATGATGCTATGNTTTTTGCAGCACGTGCAGGCATTTAACATNAATCTGCATTATACGAAATCAGTCTTTTTATAGTTTTGGNTCTTTTCTTTCATCAATCTTATTTTTTTCTTTATAACTAAAGTTTATNTCTATATCTTTGTTTTCATAGTATTTAATTAATTTATAAATTACATATANAAGTATTGCTATTAATACAATTGCTGTAATTCCTTTGAATAAAATCATTCTAAACAGCATAGATTCTATTTCTGCACTCATATTATTTAATTGTATTGCTGCTTCATTCATATCACTAACCAACAAGGAGGAAGCAGACGCAAGCAGCGACTTGTCGCGCTGCGTTTGCTTGGAAAAAGGGGAGTACGACTTGTTTAATGTCGTACTTAACTCTCATATTTAAGAGTTTTACTTGTTAATTACCTTGATTTGACCGCTTGCCGTTAGTTCAGTTTCATCAATGCATTGTTCTAAAATAATATGAACAAGTTCACTTTCTTTAATCGGCATTAAATTTCTATTAATCAATAGTTTATTTAGCTCAATACATTTCTTTCTTAACATTTCTTGCTCTTTGTCACTCATTCTTACCGTAATTGCCATTTTTTAACCAAACTGTATTCAACAAACATTTATTCAATAATACTTGTATACATGTAATATGTTCTTGCTATTCATGTGAACATGTATTAAATTTACCTGAATGTTATTTGTATACATGTTTAAATAGATTTAAAACTATGATCGACTTTGTAGAAATGCGCTTATTCGTCAAAGATGAATACGTTATCTCTGATAGAGATAGCGAGCAATTTCTACTTGCTGTTGATTTGTTATCTCTTGGTGTAACTGTCGGTGCGAGAGATGTTTACATAGACGAGCAGGGTAATACTCAACACTCTGTTTTATATCATCCCTACGATGAATTACCGACCTCCTTTACAAATGTGGCGTTTAAGCTCGTTCACGAGGGCAAAATAAAACCGCATGTCATGATTAAATGCAGTCCTGCGAAGATCATGCAAGGTCATAACGTCTTTGGTTCTGACAACCTTGAGTTAGGCATTTTTGAAATGCTGGGTTTTTTAGCTGAATCTCATCCTTCTTTATATAACATACTTGATATTGAGAATGCCCAAATTGTGAATTTGGACGTTACATACTCGGCACGTTTAAAAGATGATGACCAAGTTATTAAAGTTCTCGACTTTCTCCGTAAGGTTTCCAGTGGTTCACTTCGTAAATCCAAACTCGTTTACGGTTCTACTGTTTATTGGGGTTCTCCAAATTCAAAACGTTTAGCTCGAAAAGCATATTGCAAAGCAATAGAGTTCATGCGCCAGCTAGCAAAATTAAAAAAACAAGCGGCTAAAGGTGAAGCCTTTGCATCACGCGTCATCAAGATCATGGATGACCCTAAATTAATTCAATTTATGACTGGGCTTTTACGCCTTGAAACACGTTTTAAACCAGTTTGGCTTACCGAACACAATATTCCTTTAAATGTATTTGAGTTAATCAAATACCAACATGCACATCCAAATTTTTTAACTGAAATATGGCAACTCGCTAATAAACCATTATTTGAAGCTTTGGAGGGTCATACTATGAAAGCCCTAGATCACGATACTGTATTTGCAAAAATCTGTTCTCAATTTGACACATTCACAAAGTCAGGACGTTTATCTCAAACTAAGTCACGCAATATTTTTAACTTTTTCTGTGCTTTAGAAATTCATGGTGCAGATGTTCTCAAAAAGAAATACAGCGAAGCTCAATATTACAGATATATCAAAGATTTGCGCTCATGCGGATTTTCTAAAGCATATCTTCAAAACCTTGATTCTGAATCAAAAAATAACGTTATTCCATTTATTCAACTCGTAAAAATCGACTTTCATAATCAGTTACCTGATTGGTATGTCGAGCCAACATCACGTTTCGCTAAGGCAGGTTAATTATGCTCACTTATACAGGACAATTATTAGACGTACAAACAGGTGACTTTCCAAAGCTTGTATTTGAAGGCACACGCTGGGACTTTGGTTTGCAACGTGAAGTTCCAGCATCTTTTCAGATCGCAATTTCTAAAGATCACATTTACCTAGTTCCAAGTTATCAGGAAGCCAAAGGCAAAATGATTTCAATTGAAGTCAAAGAAGGTCTGACAAAGACAAAGCAAATTTGG